CCATAATAGCTTGTTTTCCTCTTTCCTCAAAATAGATACCACCAGTAGGTTCTCTATTGCTGTTAAGACATCTAAGGACCTTAAATGTTCCGCTTGCTCCATCAAGCTCACCCCCGAACTTACTATTACCAGTAACGGTGATATTCTGAAAAGTAGCCCCCTCAGCATCGATAGTCTGAGCCTTAATACCCTTAGCTACTATTGACTTTGCATCAATAAAGTAAGCATTTAGCTTTCCATCACTGGTAAAGAATGGAACTTTGCCCGTTGTTGTCGTGACCTTGAATGTGTCTGCTACAATGTCAAAGGTACTATTCTCACCATCAAGATTGAATCCGACACGCTTAAGACCTGTTCGCAAGTCAGTCACAACGGCAGAGATTAATTTACCATCAACATTAAACTCTGCTTCAAACTGCTTTGTGGTATAATGCTGAACTGATTGCCAATCTTCAATATCGAAAGGCTCACCAGTCGCTTTCGGACGAACACAAACAAGCAAGTCGTTTTTATACTTATCTTTATAAGTAGCATTACTCCACTGGTCGCCCTTATCGTAAGGAGGAACAGGCCGTTCTTGCACGAACATCCTACGCTTACCATCTGCCGTGTCTTGTGCGTGCTTAGCTGCTTCAAGCGATTTCAATACATCAGCATCCGTAATCTCGTGCCATGAATACGTGTTGTCAGGATTCTTTTCAAATGAATACGCCCTACCGCCACCAGTCTCTGCATAGCTTCGATTATAGTAAATGTCATGCACGTGCATCTCTTTTGTCGCATCGTCCGTCCACTCGTTAGCAGGTTCAGTAGTGAGTGTTGGAACGGCATCACCAAACCAAATCACCAGTTGCTTGTCCGCCTGCTGCTGAACAGAATTAATGCGCCCCTGCATAGAATCTAAGAAGTCTTGCAGACGAATATACTCACTACGGTTAGCAGGGTTTTCAACACGTATCTCGAAGTTCTGTTTGTCGAATAAGAAGATAGGACGAGGAAGGGTAAAAGAATTGATGCCCTTTATAATCTTAAAGTATGGTGCGCCTGTGCCTGCTGCTGATTGTATGATAGCACTCTGTCTATCTTTATCAGTGAGGTTACCCAACTGCACAACCTCGTCACCCACCTGTGGAACATCGCTACCGCTTGCGTAGTCATCTACATTCGTATTATCTGCAATGTCTACGTAATCAGTACCGACAGCGATAACACGCCTATGCCAGTAGTGGTTAGACAACTGACCGCCTGCATCTATCAAGTTGAAAGTCTCGCACAGTGCAAGGTCATTCACTTGCATAGAGTTATACACCCTACGGCCTTCACTATCCTGTTGAACAAAATAGCACCGCCAAGCACCAGCAATCTTCTCTATTCGTGAGATAACAAAGCCACCAGCAGAGTTTACCACCTTGCCTTTAATGTGAGAGGTCTTCATTATTTCAACCTCCTCTGCTGTGAGTTTCTTTCGTGCGTGGAGATAATCCGTGTCGATATGCCACTGCCCATTGTCGTCCTTATAAATGCCAGCACCTGAGCCATCTTTTACAAAATCATCGCCAAACTCAATACCCTTCAAGAATGTAATTACCTCTTGAGCGGTGTCGGGGATATTCTTTCTTAGGAAGCGTGGGTCTACATAATTCTTTATAAGCTCACTTATCTGCGTGGAGTTCAGTCCACCACCGCTGAAATTACCCGATAGGATATTATTTACATCCTCCTTTAACTGCGAGATAGTACCCTTGACGGCTTGATTGCCAACGGTTATCTCCTGAATAATCGGATAATCCAGCTTTGTAACCAACTTTATGACACGTGTCTTTAGCTGATAGCCAAAGCCATCGTCAAAGGTGACTTTCTGACCGATATAGAGTTTTGGGTTCCTATTTGCGAAAGCTACCGCATTAGAGGAGAATGAGTAATTATTGTTATCCTGCGTACGTCTTTTTATCTCCTTGATAGTTCGTGTTGCTAACTCGGATTGGGCAAGTTTCGTTTCATGCTCACCCATTACAATGTTAAACAGCACGACCATATTACAAGTGAGGTCGGGGAGATTCTTACCACGTGGGTAAAGTCCCTCGCTCTCATTGGTAGGGATAATGGTATCTCCGCTTTGATACTTGAGAATTTCGTAATCACCCTTTAATATGTCTACACCACTATCGCCCTCGTTTGGCTTTGGAGCGATTGGGTTGTTTACTTCGTGGTAGTGGAGTTCAAATCCTTCTTGCCCATTAGGCTGTCCGACAAGTCCCTGCGTAAGGACATCATATTGCCCATCTACTGCGTGGGTGTTAACCTTAAATATTCCTTTAAGCGTGTACCCTTGTAACACCTGCTTTGTTCGGTCTATCTCATAGTCATACCAATAGTGAGTAATGATGTTTCCGCTTTCGTCCTTATCGTGAGTTATATTGATAGCAGTCTTGCCAGCTATCTTAGTGACAGACGGGAACGCCAATCGCATATACCAAATAGTATATGTCTTTTTATTTCCTCTGCTGTCAAGTTCTATTGTGTTTGTCTGAGAGTTCTTGAGATAACGCACGTGCTTACGGACGTTATAAACATACAAATCAATATGCGGATAAACATCATCAAAGGAGAGTGCAAGCGTTTGCTTGATTTCTCCTGACGCTTCAAATGCTTCCTTTGTGATGACGTTCCCTTCTGTATCTACATAGATATATCCGTCAGGGTAAACTGACTTGTCAAGTCCTAATCGTAGGAGTGTGGCAACATTGCCAGTGCCCACAAGTGCCTTTGTAGACATATTCTTTGTTGACCCCTGCGGATAGAAACAGTTATAATACGGCTCTTTGCTATCGCTTACAGATGCTTTCTGTATATTTTCGTGTACCTTTAATGTCGGTACGTCCTCGCCAAGATTGATACTTATCTGACCGAAGTACAAAGCCTTATGCTTCCACGACAAATGCCATTCACAAGCGTTATTCTTGCAGCCTTGAGCAATAGAAGACAATACGGAAAGTATATCGTTAGAAGACACCGAGAATGATACGGAACTATCCACATTACCGCAAAGGGTGAATGTAAACTTTTCGCTTTCTGTCGTTATATTGAGTGCTTCATTGATAGCCTTGCAGGCGTACTCAAGTGCGTTTGTTGTTAATCCGTCAAACGACCATTCCTGCTGCTTGATAGGGTTCTTTTCTGCATCTGTGGTATTATAGAGAAATGGCACACGGCTAAGCCACATCAAAGGGTGATGAAACTCTGGGGTGTATTTAAATCCTTTATCGTCCTCTGTCGGTGTGTATGGACTGAGGAGCCTATACTTCAAGCCGTCATCAAAAGGTATAATATACGCACCTGCTGGCAAGGTGAGTTTTACATCACTCTGCCACGATAATCTCACAAGGTCACTTCTGCCTAATTCTTGCTCGTGCTCTGCACCCTCTGTCAGTGTCGCATCGAGTATCTTGTTGTTATGAATGTCGTATATTACCATAATCGCAAAGATAACAAGAAAAGAAAGGGTATGGGAATGGGATAAAAACAGAAAAGCCACAACAAAAACGTTGTGGCAAATCTTTTATATGTGGTTAAATTACTTTGTAACCGCTTTCTGTGCTATTGGTGTCTATCTGCTCGGATAGAAGATGCATTATAACATCATTCATAGCTACGTATGCGTTATCTAATGAGTCTTCAAAGGCTTTATCATAGCCTAATAGGGTTTCATGAACTTTGCCCAATGTGTTAAAGCACTCATCTAATTTCTTTTTGCAATCGAACAGCTCTGCCGTTTCTTTGCATAGGGTTATTGTCTTAATCTCGGTCATAGTCTTAATAGTTTTATAATCTTATAATTTGTTGATTTTCAGCATGGTGCATTTTTGCACCATGGCTATTTTGCTTTGAAAGCCTTATTATATGCTTTCACTTTATCATTAAGTGTACGTAATTGCTTTATAAGATTATCTATATTATCGGTTGATAAGATAGTTACAATCTCATTATCTCGCTCTTCGTCCTCGATTAACAGCACTACTTCTGCATCCATTTCATATGTGCCGTTTGAGTCGGTAATTTGCATTCTTGATGCTTGTATGCTGAGTGTTACATCGTTTGATGTTTCAATCTCAACTCTTTTGTTAAATTCTAACTTGATCATGCCGTTCTAAATACTTTTGGATATTGATTTTCTTGATACTTCTTTCTAAGATAGTTTATAAGACTATCATAGTTCTTGATAAAGCCGTCATTGATGAGGTCAGCGATTTTCTTTTCAAGCTGATAGAGTTCTCTCTGTTTGTTCTCATCACCATATTTGTTTCTTGCCATTTTCTCATGACAACCAAATACTATCCAGTTGAGAGCCTCTGCCACCTTTTGCATTGCCTTTGGCATAAAGTCAGCAGGAACAATCTTACCGATTGCAGAGCTTAAATCTCTGTATGCATCGCCAGCATCATTGCGGTACTTTATCATTTCGTCATAGACAAAGCGGATAACCTTTACTTCAAATGTTGGGTTTATCCACATGGCGAACTTGATAAATAGTATTGGGTTCATCCAAACCTTATCAAAAGTTCTACCATTCTTTAAGTTTCTACCTTTTACTTGCTTTATTAAGTCTGTTTCTGTAACTTGCTGATTATCACCCAATCGCATTTTTGCGATTGGGCTTTTTCTCTCATTTTCATCAATCGCAAGTGCTTTCATAAACTCTTTTGTAGCTGGACTATCAAGAAACCTTTTCATTTCTCTTTTCGTATGTCCATCAACAGCATTCCACTGCCTTAAAAGTTCGCTACCATCGAAAAATCCATCGCTTGTGCGTTGTGTAACTGAAAAATTCTCAATCTTACGCACCATTTCTTGATTACTTTTCATATCTTTGTAATCGTTTTTGATTTGCCCCTTTGTCCGTGCAAAGAGTTCGGGGGCGTTTATAAAACAAGGGCAAAAACTAAGAGTTCTTGATGTGGTATTCAGAACCCGAAGTTAATGCCCTTTAAATATCTTCTCTACCACCGAATACCACTAAGGCGGTTACTACATTGCAAAGATATATCTTTCTTATCTTCTATCTCTTTTATCTTTTGTGAGTAAAACGACAACGCTTCGATTGTTGTTTTTTCTCTGTTTTGATAGCGTTATCCACTATCTCATTAACCCATGCTGCTGTTTCTTGTAAATTCTTCATTGTCCCTTTGGTTTATAGGCAAGCACTTTGCCTAAGTTATACACTACTTGTTCTACCACCCATACAAGTGGCTCACCTTTCTCATCTGTACCATATTGATATATGATAGGCTCGCCCTTTTCGTTTGTGATAATCTCACAATGTGCAGACTTTACTTCAACAAGTGCAGATGCTCTATTTTTCGCATAGCCTACATAAAGCTGTAAGGCATCATACTGAATAGGGATAGCGTTGCCGTTCTCATCTTCTACTTCGTAGCCGTCTTTGTCAAGCTGCAATAGTCGCTTGATAGTTGTTGGCTTTACTTCTCTAAACTCTTGCTTTTTCGTGCCTTTGATAATTTCGTCAAAATAGCACTGCTTAATGATAAGGTTTAATGTCTTCATTGTCTTAATGTTAAAATCCAAATTGCTTTGGTGTGCCTATTCTAAGGTTAGGCACACGCTTTACAAGTTTGCGACCTATATTATAACTATCACCACATATACAGCGACCTAAGAATTTATCCCATGTTAGGTTATTCATGCAGATTGTCTTTGTGTCGCCATCGTCTAACAATATGGTATCGCCACGCTGAATATCTGATTTGTGTACTTCTTCAATGTCGCAATCAACGATAACAACATTGTTCTGATGCTTGTAGCTATATGTAATATGATAGTTCTTCATTGTCTTTGCTTTTAGTAGGGTAGGCGAACCTACCCCGATGTTGATTTATGCTATTCTGACTAAGTTTGCTTTTTTGAAACAACGCCACTCGTCTTTTTCAGTGTCAAAATAGACTTGGCAAGTGTTTGCTGTTTTCTTTGTACCCTTTGTTGCTGGTATTCTTTCACTCATTAAAGTGCCGTAAGCCTCTCTCAGACTGCCGTCGACTTTCTGAAAGTAGAACTTAACTATTCGCTTGCTAAGGGCTGCTTTTAACTTAATGTTTGCCCAAGCGCACTTTAACGCTTCTGATAATGTATAACCATTCTTGCGAACGAACTGCCAAGCAAGATTCATTACCTCTCTCATAGTGTTCTTTAATGTAGTACTCATAATCTTATAGTTTAATAGTTTTATACTTTGTTTCTTAATCACGACACAAAGGTAAATAATACTATTTACATAAACAAATAAAATGATAATAAAATTATTGTTATTAACATAATTTAGTAAATAGTATTGTTTACATTATATATATAATAGTTATCTTTGCAATATGAGAATAAAAGAAATATTAAAAGAAAAGGGTATAACTCTTTCGCAACTTGCTGACACTATGGGCGTAAGCCGTCAAGCATTGAGTCGCCAAGTGGCAGGGAAGCTGCTTGTAGAAAAAAAAGAAGAAATTGCTACTGCCCTTAATGTGCCTATGTGGCAGTTGTTCGCCTCGTCCGAGGAGGTACAAAAGGAAAACAATAACATTGTTTGTCCCCATTGTGGGAATCCTATCAAAGTAACCATAATAAAGGAATGAAGTTTAATCAGTACACATGGGACTTGTATAAACAAACCGATGTTGGCAAGAAAACTATTAGCCTGTTTGAAAACGCTGCCCATGATATATCTATATATGAACTTGTTTCCAAATATAACCCCATGGAAACAAAGTTTTCGGATAAAGACAGTATGGAGGATTGTTGTGAACTTCTATGGGAACTTGCAATCAAGAAGATGCTATTGCCAACCAATATAGATGATGCACGAAATCTATACGAGCAAATAATAGATGGAGCGATATTGTTTGATGATGGAGAACCTTTTATAGAAAAAGCGGACTATAAAACATATCTCATGGCTAATATGGATATATCTTTCATGTTGTTTTTCAAGGCTCCAGAGTATTTCTTTCCTAATATATTCCGATACCATTTCTTTGACCTTATAAAAGTATTTGATATATTCGATATAGAATTGCCATTACCACCTAAAAAGAGTAATTATAGGGCACGGTGTATGTATTATTGGAAACTATGCGAGATACTATATTCTTTTCGTAAAGAAAATGGACTATCTCCGTATGAGCTATGTGCTATGCTTTATGACTTTGGTCAAGGGCTTACAAAGAATATTCCAACAGAATTGCCGAAACCGTCTAAGGCATGGTTTATTGGTGGGAAGATTATGCCAAAAGAAGATTTGGATTTTACATTTTGGCAAGCTAATGAGGATACCATGCGAGGAGATATTCTCATACACTACGAAACCTCTCCTATATGTGCAATAACATGTATGTGGATAGCCCAAACAGATGGTGTTATAGATCCGTTCTTTTATTACTATGCTAACACATACATAGGAAGTAGAATAAAGCTACCACATGTAACTTTGCTGGAATTAAAGAACGATGAATACTTTTCTTCTCATCCACTTGTCAGGAAAAACTTTCAAGGAGTAAATGGATGGGAAATAAGTAATAGGGATTATCAAGAGTTTTTGCGAATAATACAGACAAAAAAGTACGATACAAGTAAATTACCAGTCTTATATGCACCTAAAATAGCTTGTACAAATATAAAATTAGAGAAAGATGTAGAAGAACATTTATTAATACCTTTACTTGATAGTATGGGTATGACAGACTACATGCGACAAGTTCCATTACGGGCTGGATGCGGTGAAAGAATATATCCTGATTTTGCGGTGCATTGTACAAAAACAGATAATGGCTACATTGCCAAAGTACTTATAGAAGCAAAACTTTCCATGCGCAACAAAAAAGAAGTATATGCAGCGTTTCAACAAGCTAATTCTTACGCACATTTGTTAGAAGCACCTATTATAATTCTCTGTGATAAGGAAATGCTTCTTGTTTATACAAACGAAAATGGATTTAATAGGAATAGATACAAGAGATTCTTTTGGGAGGATATGGAAAATCCAGATAGTTTTAACGAACTAAGACAAATAATTAAACTGAAATCTTAAATGTAATCAAATGTTAAAAATCAGTATCTTTATAAAGTAAACATTGACATCAGCATTGACACCAACATTAACACCGTCTACTTTAAAAAATATATTATATAATAAATATAATGATTAATAATTATACATTATAGGGTACATTCAAAAGTGTATTTTGAATGCTATCTATCTCTTTTAAAACATATTTTTCATTTTTCTTGCCTTTGTCAATGATTATGTTTACTTTTGCAGAAGTATAACTAAACCCTAACTATATGAAAAAGTATCTTATCACGTTGGTTTTCATACTTGTTTCGCTACCTTCTGTTTGTCAAGAATATACTTACTTTATGGGTATAAACATGAATAACAATCGTGTTCCTTTTGTGAAGACTTTAACGAAATTGGGATATTCTCTTGAAGGTCTTGATATTTCTGAACCTAACATAACAACAGTTATGTATAGGGGTAAATATTTAGGGCTAAATAGTAGCGTTTTCATAAGGGATAATACTGCTAAAAATAAGGTTGAGTATATTTCTGTATCAATAGATGTCAAAGTAAACGATACAATTTCATCAAGACGGAATTACAATA